CCAGGAATCTTAGAAGATAGGTAATAGGCTAATCCAGCAACCAATGCTGGAATAAAACGGAATGGGATGTCATTGGTATTAATACCAGTGCCAGCATCTTGGATCCTGCGCATACGCCAGTACACAAAGGTGTATTGGCTACCTGGGGAGTTTGGGGTTGGCCAGACATTAATACAAGGCAGGTTTACAACGCTAATAGAGGACCCTGTGGTGTGCGCAGCTGCGGTTGTACCATTCTGTCCCCTGTAGCAATTTAAGAGCTGTGGGGCCGTTGTAGAGACGTTTGGATAGTAAATAATCTCATTGTCTATCTGGATATATCCTGTTGCAGCCAAACCCGTCATATCGGACTGATTTAGTTGAATAGTCGTATCTGTAGCACTAATGCCAGTAGTCGATCCATTACCGTATAAAGTGTAATTAGTAGGATTGCTTTGGCCAGATTGGCGGTTAATCCAAACTTGAATTGGTCTGCCCTGTGCCAATTTGTTAGGCAAAGTCGAGTAGGTGTCTTCGGAAATACGGCTAATATTGATATCAATCTGGTTTTGTAATGTGCCAGTACGAATTACTTGGCTTAACAAATCAATGGTATCAACAGGCAATGGGTAGGTAATTTGCCCCGTATTCATTGGGATCTGGCCTTCTTCGATGGTCCACAGATTGATACCTCTGTTGGCCCATTCAACAGTCAAAATATTTAGAGACCGTCTTGCAGTTCTAAAATCATAACCTGTACGAAGCTCGACACCGCACCTTTCAAACGCCTCTTCAATGAGGTCGTTCATACTTAGGTCAAATACGGATGTCCCTGTAGTAGCCATTATTTATGCTTAAAACCTTTTAAGGTTTCAGCCAGACGAGCACGTTGACCTAGCTTGCCAGGTTTTTTAGCAGCTGCTGCAAGTTTTTTTTCAGGAATAGTGTGACCTTCCTTAACGCCTAGCGCCTTACGAAGAGCTCCCGCTTTCTTAATAGCACCTTGTATCCATTTTTCAGCCATTATTTTTTCCTTGCTGCTCTCATGTTATCAACTAGGTTTGGGTAAGGTCTACCAGCTGCTTTAGCCATTGCTTTTGCTTTTGACTTTTTAGCAGAAGATAATTTCTTGGGTTTTCCTAATCCTTTAGGACGAGGTTTATCCCAAACCTGACCACCTTTGGCATACACATCTACATCTTCTGGGTTATCTTGTCTTACGATAACCTTTTTTTTCGGCATCTTGGATGGGTTTACCGCACCCATACCACGACTGGCTCTCATTTGTGAGCCTTACCACCGCCACACATAGCTTCTACATGATCCATGTGATGCTTGTGACCTTCAGCGTGTTTTTTAAAATGATGTTTGTGATGCTTATGGGTTTCTGTTTCATGCTCAGAAATGAACTCATCATGACGCTTCATGTCTGGGCCTGATTCTGGCTCCATGTGCTCTTTAACCATGTTTTTCATATAGGTCTCCTAATTAACAATATTTGGTTTTTGTTTTGCCACGAATAGCAGCGCCATCTGCACGGCTAGATGTAGAACCACCTTTGGCCATTTTTTTCATAAATGACTTCATGTTTTTTTCTGTTTCAATTGGTTCTTTTTTGCCTGCATCGCCAAGATTTTTACCTTTAGTGTGGCCAGTCTTTTGAACTTTAGCTTCACCAAATTTACCGTGTTTGTCAGAACCCTTCTCAACATCTTCCTTCATGGAACGTGGTCCCATAGATTCTGCTTTACCGCCAGAAGCCATTTTCTTCATTTTGTGATGTCCTTCATGTTCTTTCATATGATGTTCAGCCATTGCCAAATGGTGATGAGCCAAGTGTTTATGGTGTTCTTTTGACAAACCACCGTGCTTCATGCCGCCTGGCATTGCGCCTGCAGGAGCCATAGCTGGTCCTGGAGCTGGAGGGGTTGGCATAGCACGAGCTGCCATCATTGCCATTGCTGGGTTTACGCTACGTTTTTTCATGTTAATTCCACCTTTTTTAAAATGTTTGCCTTTATCGGCTGCTGCAAAATCCTCACCAACTGATTGAGGCACTCCTACTTTTTTGGCAAACGCTTTATTATGGGCGATTGCTTCCATAAAATTGTGTTGCTTTTTACTTTTGCTAGGCATTATTTAAACCACCTATCAAGAATCCATACTATGATACCACCTGCTAAACCAGCGCCTAGAGTTAAAACATTGTGTAAAGTTTTTTTGGCTGAGGCCTGCTCTCCAAGCATCTTTTGAATGTCTGCTAAAGACTGCTTAACTTCTTCCATGTCTTTAACCAGTTTATCCATATCTGCCTGAAGATGCTGTATATCATTTGCATGAGTAGCTAGTTCCCTAGCCGTTTTAATTGGGTCAATCTCGCTCATTTTAGCATTTCCATTTGCGTAATGATTTGTTAATACGGCTGTTTGGGTCATTTGCCGTTTCAGCCGAAGTTAACCGTTTTTTCATGCCTTCCATACGAGCACAGAAAGATTTTTTCCGTGAACCACCTTCTGGCTGTGGTGGTTTGATATTGTGACCTTCAGCTTTAAGAGAAGCTCTACCTTTGGCGTTTAGACCGCCATTAGGGTTTTTGCCTTCCTTGCGTTGCCAAGCTGCAGTCATATTAACTACCGTTAGAAATTAACTTACCAGCAATAATCACTCCAGCTGCAATGGTTGTTGCTGTGCTAGTAACTAATTGCCATTGAATATCTGTTTTTTCTGTGTAAATAAATGGATCAGATGCTCTGTTGGCTGTGTAAATAGAAACAAATGGTTGTTGGAGAACTGTTAAAGTTACTCCAGTGTTATTGTTTTTTGCTTGAACTTTGTAAGTAACAATGTTTGAAGATGTATAACTATTTGATGTATTAACTTCAGCCAAGTCTAAATAAAATGAATATCCAGCTGGAACTGTATAAATAGTGCTTTGAGACTTACCAATACCAGCATTAATTTGAGCCAAAATATTGCTGGATTGTTTAGCTGTAATAGTGCCAGCATTAGAGGTTTGACCAGAAGCAACGCCAGTCATTAATAAACTGTTAACCCTAAAATAACTATTGTTTGTTGTAACATTTGATGTGCCATTTAAAACAACAATTTCAGAAATTGGGTTGAAGTTTATATCAAGACCGCTAACTAATACAGCAGCAGGAGATACATCAGATGTAGAGCTGCTTGCTACAGTTAAAGTACTAGCAGACGTAGGGTATGTATAAGTTGTTGCGTTTTCCCAGACAGGAATAGCAGTATTTCCTACAGCAGCTTGGTATCCAAAAATATTTAATGTTTGGTGGCCAGCAATTTGACCACGAGATACTTGTAAATCAAATGGTTCAGAACGTGCTGAACGGGTAATAGACATTACCGAATTATTGGTACTTGGTATTCCATTAGGGCTTTGTGCCATATTAATCTCCTAAATTTTAAAAAGTTGGGGACCGAAGTCCCCATAAAGAGGATTAATTAGTCAAAGTTACCGTATGGGTAAGTTGTCGCATTACCAATGTTCATATCTTGTTGTGCGTATTTCAAGGTAATAGCAAGCTGACCTGAAGATAAACCAGCAACAGAAGTGGTCATTTTTAAGGTGACAACTACTTGGCTAAACCATGAAGGCTGTTGGCCAGGTTGCAAGTTTTGAACGTCTTGTAATGTACCATATGCATTATCTAACTGTGTGCCAACGAAAGTTGCTGTGTAACGCTGAGCAGCTGGGCTAGAGATGTTAGCAAATGTTGCATAAACACCAGTAGAAGTGGCAAAGTTATTTGAAACGTATGGTTGAATAGCTGTTACAGCCAAAGGAGTACCAGCTGAATCTTTAGGAATCGTACCAATATCAAGAATAACATCAGTAATGTTTGATCCTTGTGGGATTAAGAAAGATACACCACGATAAACAGTGGTAGTTGCATCAGCAGTAGGAGCAGAAGCTACTGTAGGACCTGAAGTGCTATAAGCACCAGATTGTGGGGTCCAAATTGTTGCAGCGCTGTTTGGAATGTTATTTGAGCTAACAAATACACCAGAACCGCCACCATAACTAGCACCAGGTGCAGTTACAGAAAAATCTAAAAAAGCTTGTTGAGTTAATAATACTGGGCCAACGTCACGTTGTGCGCCAAAACGATTATCACCAGATAGAACTGGACCTTCAAATGTACTACGTCCCATAATGGACTCCTTATGCAAAAGTACTTATGCCGATCTTTGCATCGTCTGCTGGGGCAGTGGTGGCATAAGCGAATCACCCAGATATGATGATTTTACTACATTTTTAAATATTAACAACGCTTTTAAATAAAAAAACCCCGCTTTTTTAAGGCGGGGCCAAAACTCCTCACGAGAGTATTTTAGTATGAACCGTATACGCCCAATGGGTCAGAAACACCGAAGCTGTAACGCTCACGAGATTTGTATCTCACGTTACCAGTATCGAAGTCACCGTCCATGCTGTTTTGCAATGGGGTACGAACAAACATCTTCAAACCGTTTGGAACATCAGTGGTCAAGAACCATGCGTTGGTTGCGGTCAAGAAGTGGTTAATTGTGTAACCTTCTGGAACAGAACCGTTGTTCTTAATTGCGTTGATGTCATTGTTGTTTGTACCAACACGGAGTTCTGTCTCTAACAAACGAGTAGCAACGAACTGGAGTGCAGGTGGAACAATCAATTTCTTAGGTTTTGCAGCGATCAACAGACCACGCTCATCAGTCCAAGCAGCGATTTGAATAACAGCATTTTCCAATGCAGTTTCGTTCAAGTCAGCAGGAGTAGATGGGGTGTTTGCGTTGGTTCCACCAGAAAT